CAGTGTGTCAGAGAACAAAACGTATTCCTAGAAAACTTAATGAGTCTATCTTTTGATGCAAGACGTAATGAAGTTAAATTAAAAAGATTACAAGAAAAATTAAAGACAGAAGAAGATCCTTTAAAAAGAGAACTACTTCAAATAGACATAGATGAAAAAACTTATTCTGTAGCTAACATGCAACTTGTAGCAAGAGATAGAATGAGAGAAATTAAACTATGGTCAACACTTAAAAAAGAATTTGATGATGGTTCATTTGATACACAAGATGTCAACAGACACCAATTAGATTCGTATCATTTAATAATGAAAAACAAAGCAGAGACATTAACATCAGGCTCAAGTCAACCTGAAGTGTTTAATGTATTAGGACAATTACAAACGATAGAAAGAGTTAAAAAATCAGGAGAGATGATCTATAACAAGAAAGAACAATTGACTAATGACCTTGGAGCCAAAGAAAAATAAACAACTTTTCTTTTTAGTAGCACAACCTAGATCTGGTAATACTTTATTTACAAGTATTATAAATCAAAATCCAGAGATAGCCTGTACACCTAACTCTATTACATTAGAGATAATGAAAGATTTGTTTTTACTTAAACAAACGGATGTGTTTCAAAACTATCCAGATCACAAGTCTTTAGATAATGTATTAGATGTTGTGTATGATAACTACTATAAAGATTGGCCACAACCAATAATCATTGACCGTGGACCTGTAATGACTGAAGGCAATCTGTATTTAATGCAAAAACATTTTAAAAGACCTTTTAAATGTATAGTGTTACTTAGAGATACCGTAGATGTTTTAGCTAGTTATATGAAATGGTATACAGAAAATCCTGATGCATTTGTTAACAAACTTGCAAATACAGATGAAGAAAAATTATCTATAGTTATGAATAAAGAGGGTGCTGTTGCAAAAGATTTAGAGGCAATTAAAAATTCATACAACTACAAAGATATGTGTCATTATGTAAAGTATGATGATTTAGTTTCACAACCAGAGCAAGAGATTCGTAAAGTATATGAGTTTATGAATCTGCCTTATTTTAAACATAGCTTTCAAGACTTGCAACAAGTAGAAGTTAATGGTATGAAGTATGACGATACAGTTTTAGGAAAGAATATGCATAACATAAGATCAACAGTTGAAAAGGTACCCAATCCTTACATAGATAAAATACCAGAAAGGATTAGACAAAAATATGAACACATCAGATTTTAGTTTTATATTTTTAGGTCAGTCGGTTTTAAAATATCAAGTGCCTTTAGATGTTTATAATACAATCAACCATATTTACGAAACAAAGTATCCTGAATTAAAACCCGCTAATAAACAATTAGTTGGTAAGATAGAAAAAGAACATAGTTTGTTTTTTAATGGTGATGACAGTGATAAAATGACTAAACATAATCATTTACCTAATAATGTATTAATGTGGTTTGAACAAAAGTTCAGACATTATTTAGAATGGAATAAAATTAAAGAATATAATATGCATTTTAATTCTATTTGGGTTAACACCATGTTTGAAAACGAATACAATCCAGTGCACGTGCATCAAGGAACATTGTTTACAGGATTATCTTCTGTAATGGTTTTAAAATTACCAGAGTCTTATGGTGTAGAATACTCAGCACCAAATCAACCACAAAATGGTAAATTACAAATACTGGGTTCAGCTAACGGACACTTTGCAAATGTAGATTATCAACCAAATATTAAAGAACGAGACTTTTATATATTTCCATATGACATGAGACATTGCGTTTATCCATTTAATGGACCAGGATATAGAAGAACACTTGCTGCAAATATGGATGTGCAGTATGACCCAATTAGAAACAGAGGAGTAAGTTAATGTACGAAAATAGACATATTACAGAACCTAAATGGAAAAGTTGGATAGTTCAAACAACTACACCATTATTTACACCAGATCAATGTCGACAGATTATTGCATCAGGTAGAGCACAGAAACCACAACAAGCACAAGTGGGTATGAATAAACCTGGTGGTGGAACTGATACAAAGAAAAGAGTTACAACAATATCATGGATACCTTTTAAAGAAATGGAACACATGTATCGTGATCTTAATAATTTTATACAAAAAGCAAATGAAAACCATTTTGGGTTTGGTGACATACAAGTTACAGAACAAGCTCAATTTACAGAATATCCAGAAGGAGGATTTTATGACTGGCATATGGATTGTGATGTGAACATGCAACATGAACCACCTGTTAGAAAAATATCAATGACGTTGTTGTTAAATGATCCGTCAGAGTTTAAAGGTGGAGATCTAGAACTTATGGCACCTGGTAAATTTGCAGAACTAAAACAAGGACACGCAATTATATTTGCATCATTTTTAAATCACAGAGTTAATCCAGTAACCAAAGGTATGAGACAATCTTTAGTATGTTGGTTTGGAGGCAAACCTTTTAGATGATTGCTGAAGGATTTTTTCCCACACTTATATATGCAGAGGATGTTAACTTAGATAATCAACAATTAGCTAATGATATTATTGCTTGGTCTAAACAAAACCCAGGTGTTAAAAAAACAAATGTTAATGGTTGGCATAGTGAAACTAATATGCATGAGTTACCACAATTTAAATCGTTGGTAGATGAGTTATTTAAAATGCAGTATCAAGTATTTAAAGAAGAGTGGTTAGATAAAGAACCAAGATTAGGTAATATGTGGGCTAACATAAATTATAAAGGTGGATATAATAGACCACACATACATCCCAATAGTTTATTTAGCGGTGTATACTATGTAAAATCACAACCTAATTCAGGTAAACTTGTCTGTAATGATCCAAGACCAGGTATACAAACAAATATGCCTACAAGAGTTAAAGGACAACCCCCGAAACATTTGTGGAGAGAAATACATTTAGATCCAAAAGAGGGTAGAATACTTATGTTTCCTTCTTGGTTATGGCATTGTGTTGAACCTAACGAATCAAATGATATAAGAATATCAGTAAGTTTTAATTTTATACAAAATGGCTTTCAATAAATATCAAGTAATCAAAGGTGCAGTTAGCTATGAGTTAGCTAATTTTATCTTTAACTATTTTCTACTCAAACGTGATGCAGTTAAATACATGTATGATAACAACATTACCTATGACAATGGTATGCTTGGTACATGGACCGATAAGCAAATACCTAATACTTTTTCATGTTATGCTGATAATGTAATGGAGACTTTACTTGTTAAAGTATTGCCAGTAATGCAACAAGAAACCGGCTTAGACCTATGTCCTACTTATTCCTATGCAAGAATATATAAACATGGTGACGAATTAAAAAGACACAAAGACAGACCTAGTTGTGAAATATCTACGACTATTAATTTAGGTGGAGATCCATGGCCTATATTTATAGACGGCACAGGTGCGGATAGTGTTATAGATGAATATAAAAACATACATAAACCCGATGCTCCTAAAGGCACAAAAGTCCTGCTTGATGTTGGCGATATGCTAGTATATAGTGGATGTGAATTAGAGCATTGGAGAGAACCTTTTGAAGGAACTACTTGCGGACAGGTATTTCTTCATTATAACCATTTAAATGGTCCTTTTGCTGAAAAGAATAGGTTCGACAGAAGGCCAATGTTAGGTGTTCCACCAATAAGGAATACATAAATGGAGTTATATGTTACAAAAATTAGGGTTCTTACCAGGGTTTAATAAACAAGTCACATCAACAGGTGCCGAGTCTCAATGGATAGATGGAGAAAATGTACGTTTTAGATATGGTACTCCTGAAAAAATAGGTGGCTGGCAACAATTAGGTGAGTCTAAACTTACTGGAGTTGCAAGAGGTTTACATCATTTTGTAAACAAAGCATCTACAAAATTTGCAGCTATAGGAACTAACAGGATTTTATATGTTTATTCTGGAGGTGTATATTATGACATACACCCATTAGTTAATCCAACAGGCACAACTTTATCAAATTGTTTTACAACATCTAATGGATCTCCGACCGTTACTATTACTTTTCCAGGAACTCATACATTTGTAGCAGGAGATATTATAACGTTTAGTGATTTTTCAGCTGCAACTAATTCTAATTATGCAGCAGCAGATTTTGA